ATCAACAAAGGTAAAGTTGCAAAATGAAACGACAACACAACACAGCATTGATTGCTTTACTAGGTACAATCCTTTTAGGGTTATCAACTTATGTATTAATTACTATTGTTGAATTACAAATTCATATTGGTATGTTGTCAGAAGAAATAATGAATGTTGATAAACAAATAGGAAGAATTTACAATTTTATAGATTCTGTTAGAAGTAATTAATTATGGCAAAGACAGCAGCATGGCAAAGAAAAGCAGGAAAGAATCCTAAAGGTGGATTAAATGCTAAAGGTAGACGTAGTTATAACAAAGCTACTGGGGGAAATTTAAAAGCACCAAGTAAAGTTGTAGGTAACAAACGTAGAGCAAGTTTCTGTGCTAGAATGAAGGGTATGAAAAAAAAATTAACATCAGCTAAAACTGCAAGAGATCCTAACTCAAGAATAAATAAATCTCTTCGTGCTTGGAACTGTTAATGAAAAAAAAAGGTTGGGTTAAACCTAAAGAACATATATTAATTTGTGGTGTTTGCGAGACTTGTAAGAAGCAGCTCATGAGTAATATGGGTGGATGGATTGTAACTGCAAAGAAAAAATATTTTTGTCATGATGGGAAAGAAGGTTCTTGCTTTGACAATTATTGTGAGTTAAACATTAAACAACATAAGGAGCAACATGAAAAAAGGTTATCACAAGACAGCTACTGGTAAGATGGCTAAAAAAGGTTTGTATTATAATATTAATAAGAAAAAAAAATCTGGAACTTCAAATACTAAAGCTAAAAGCACAATTTCTGCAAAGGCTTATAAAAATATGAAGTCTGGATTTAAAAAGTAATTTTTCTTAGATCTTCAAACTCTTCCCAAATAGTATTACCAGGATTCCAATATCGTTTTTTCTCTATTTTATTTTTAAGAGAATGTAATACAGTTGTGTGATCCTGGTTAAACACTCTACTCATTGAAGATACACTTACATTATATTCTTCATGTAAAAGATTGTAGACAATACTTCTTGCTCTAACTACATCTGTAGTTCTACCTTTGCTAAACACATCGTGCTTACTAACAGTATATTTTTCACACACTTTATCTACAAGTTTAGAAACAACTTCTATGTTTGCATTTTTATATTTGACACCAACTTTATGTTTAACATTGCTATCTAATATTGGTTTGTTCTGTAGCAATTCTGCTGCATATAAAAACCCTTCTGAAAACCCTACCTCATATAATCTTTCTTCTTGGTTTGTTAGAAGGTAGAATGCTTTCTTAACTTTGTAGACAAAGTGATTCTGATTTAAATTTTTTTTGTGTGTATTATAGTGTTGGCTTATATTTATGGTCATAGATCCCCTACAGTTTATGTTCGTTTTTTTTCAACCTTAAACTATTATCTACTTAAATGATAATAATTGTTCTTGCGTTTTTTCTATCTGCCAAAAAAGTTTATAAGAATCTTGCTGATACTTATTTGCTTTTCTCTTGGCTTCCAGAAATTTCTGATGTTTCTTCTCTTGAAGATCCTTCAGCTTCTGTAAACGCATCTTGATGTTTTCCATCATGCTCCTTTTTCACTGTTGTAAAATCGAGTTTAATATTCTCGATCTTTACTTCTGCATTTGTTCCTTCATTGGAACTGTTTGCAGCATTCTCTACTGAATCAAACTCTTCGATTATAGTAAAACTACATTCTCCGTTCTTGATTCGAATATATTTTGTCATTCTTTTGTACCTTTTTCAACTTCTTTTTTGATTAAAAAATCTATATACTGTTTAGCTTTTTTAAGATCTTCAATACCATTTTTTCTTTTGTATCTAGAAATATACTTAATTACATTGCCTTCACAGAAATTAAATTCGTTTGCAATTATAAAATCAATAGGTTCAATTTTGTTGGCAGTATAGTGTGGTGGTTCTTTTATGTTATCAGACATTATAAAATCCTTTTTTTAAGCAAGGTGGGGAAAACGGAAAGGGAAAAAAACCCCACCCTGCTTGATACATTCTAACTAATTAGAAAGTATATTCGTTATTAGCATCTTTTGGTTCGCTTGCAAAACTATTATTACTAGATTTGCCTGCTCCACTAGGTGTTAAAATTATTGTAAGTTCACCAGCTTTTAACTTTCCATCTTGATCTTTAGATGGGAATGCAGCTTGGTTATACCATTTACCATTAATGTTTACTCCAATGGTCCAGTTCTTATCTGGATGTTTCATATTTTTTGGACCAACATAAATAGGAAGTTTATCTTCTGGTGACTTCCAATCTGGGTTCTTGGTTAAGTTAATGTATATTTTTTCGGATTGATTATCCATATTTACTCCTTGGTTATATCAACTACTGTTGATTATTTGTTAGTTTGACTTCATGCTTACTAGACAAATCTCTAATCTGTTCGTAGGCTTTGAAGTTATTGTCTTTAAGATAAAGCACTTGATCTCTAACTTCTTTTTTAACTGCAAACAATTGCTTGTCAGTTTTAGTTGCTAGTATCTTTTTGCTTATCTCCTCTACATTCACATCGTTATCTGTGTATGTAGGTTCTACAGATGGCTCTGAAGAATTTTTTTCAAATGGTGTAGCTGCGTAACCATCCTCATCTTTTATTCCAGTTTTTAAATTTAAAAGATTTAAGAACGCATACTTTCTTGAGTATGACATTGCGTTACCAGTTCCGAATTGATCCATCTTTCCTAATGCTGAACATCCATCAACAATAATAAAACTTTTTGGATCATCGATGTCATGTACTCTCATTGTACATACACACATAACCATATTTCTAGATTCAACTGTTTCAGTTAAATAATTACAAGTTACATACAAACCTTGATCTAACAATGATTGTGTTGCAACTTCTTGAACGGCATCATGAAGTAAGGGATTAAATCTCATACCAGATACTTTGTCTGCTTTTTTTACACCCCCTGCATTAATGCAAGCTGCGTGTAACTTTTGATATATATTTTTTTTCATATTTTTGTTTTCCATTTTATATATGTTGTTTTTTTCGCTACTCATATTTTTCCTTTTGTTTAATTGTTATTAGAATGGTAATAAACCCCATACTTTTTGTGCGTAAATAAAAGTATAAGTTCCTATTACTTTTGTTTTATATATTAACCACGACATAGTTTTCCTTTTGTTATTGTTTGATTCCCCATAATTTAGTTATGAGTTCTTTTTGTTCATCTGCTAAATCTTTGTAATAAAAAAAGTGATTAAGATCTGGTGGCTCACACATTAAAGCTAACTTCTCTATGTTGCCTTCACAAAACATAATCATCTTTTCCCATAATAAAATTTTATCAATCATTTTATTATAAAGATATTTCAAATGGTCTGCCTTCATCAACTCATGACTTTGATCAAAGATGACATAATCTTTATCATTAACATATACCAAGTAAGGTATCTTCTTTGTTGTCATGTAGTAGAACGAAGTCTGTGTAAGGTTCTCAAGTGTAGGCTCAGTTGGTAGATCTTGAGTGATCATGTTCCATTCTTCTTTACCTTTAACCTTTCTTAAATTTGGTGGCTTAGTTTTTAATTCTATAAATTTTCCCTTAGTATTAGTAGTCATTGTTTCATAATCAATACGACCAATGATTGGTTTAATCATATCAAACTCTTTTAGTTCAACATATCTTTCACAAACTAATTTATCTTTACCAACAATATCCTGGACCACTTTTTTTGTAATTGGAATACAATCTTCGGCAAATTTTAACATAGCTTCTCTGCCAAACTTATCTTTTGCGTCTACTGGTTCTTTTTCATTTATAATTTCTAATTCTTTTTTAAAACAATTTTGGTAGCTTCTATCTTCTTCTGTAAAATCATCTTGCTTAATTGTTTTTGATTTATAGATTACATCTGCAATCATTCTCTGGACCACATTGTTAACTAAATTTCCAAAGTTAGCTTTGTATCTAAATGGAAACTTCCTTCTTATTTTTTGTGGGAATGAATAACCAATTAGATTTTTTGCAAAGGGTGTTGATGTAGAAGAATAAGACCAATGATCTAAACCTTTACCACCATTATATATTGAAAATGCTTTTTTTATTTTATCTTCCATTTTTTCCTTTCGCTTTTTTTTCTAACGATTACAATGATTTTAAATGGTTGTCAACGGATAATTTTAATTGTATAACGGAAAGAAAAATGAATAAGAAAAAACTACCATATAAAAAGGTACGAATAATTTGGGTTGATATTTGCTCATCTTCCCAATGGTATGATGATCTAAAAGATGTTGATAATTTTAGCTACAGTTGGTGTGAAGATCTTGGGTACTTATATTATAAAGATTCTAAAGTAGTTAAAATTTTTACTTCCTTTACTTTTGATGAAAATAAATTATCAATTGGCAATATTACTGCTTATCCTAGATCAGTAGTTAAAAAAATAATATTTGAAAAATGACATATTCTGGAATTTTTGATGAAATTGATTTAAAAGAAGTTAAAAAACTTAAAGCTGAAATTAATAGATTGAAAAAAATAATAGATGCTCTTGAAACTCACGCAACTATAAAAGATTTTCAAATACAAAAATTAAGAGAAGGATTAAAAAATGGCTAGAGATGTTTATGCTTTCAGTAATGGCAAGTATTCAGATTTTCATCGCAAATATGATGGGATTGCTTACATCGATGTAGATTCTGTTGAGTGTTGTATGTATTGTTATGAACCATTAGCTATAATTGAGACGTGTTATGATAAAGGTCAAACCTGGAAGGCTACAACCCTATCAAAGATCATCGCTAGTCGCTTAAATATACCCTGCTTTTTAGTGTTCTATAAAGAACTGACACCAACTAGCCTAACCTTTAGAATCAAACGTATACGTGGTCGTGAGACGAAATTTCAGATCATGAGTGAAGATCAATGGGTAATAGAACTAAGAAAATTTCACGAAAATCATAAACTAAAATGTAAATCACCAAAAAGAAAGGATAAGTAATGAACACAACACGAGGATTTCTACATATAACTTATAAGCTATATCATCACATGAATATTTTAGATGGAGAGAGAAAATCACATTGTCTAAATGTATTTCTATCTGTAATGAAATATGCCTGGAAGAAAAATGGATACAAAGCAGGTTTAAGACACGAAACAATTCATAAGGATACTGGACTTTGCAGGACCACTATCAAATCCTGCCTAGAAACTCTTAATAAATTAAATATTGTTAAATCTATTAGAGGTAGATCTGGTAAAACTTATATTGTTAATGAAATGTTTTTAAGAACTGAAAAACTTTATGAGCCAACCCAGATAGACGTTAAACCTACACAAGATAGCCGTTTTACGGCTACATTAAAAGAAACAATACCCAGTATATTAGATGGTAATAATATATCTAAAATAGTTAAAGGTTTTGCAGGGGATAAGGATAAGATTATAAGTCAATTATCACAGCTACCTCTGGATGAATTAAAGGATGAAAAAGTTAATGTATATTTTTGTAAATTAGCAATTCAAAAAAAAGAAGATGATGAACGAGATAGCAAAGCAACGTATGTACATGGGGATAAAATTGTTGCTGCGTTGTCCAAAATAAAAAAACAATCTAATCCAAGATATAGAGCAAAGGTTGAGTATAATAAAAGGAATGGAATTAAACCCTGGGAGAATAAATAATGGTAGGTAGACCAATGCAAAAAGTATTTTGTCAAGGTTTTACTAGAGCTGGTTTAAGATTAGGTTTAAAAATACCATGTAGAATGAAAGGCTATCCACTATCTGGTGGTAAGTTATTCAAGTGTAAATATCATGGCTATCAAAACTTTGATAAATTTAATAAAGCTAGCTACACAGATGAAACAAGAATAAAACAATTATCAAAACTATTACAATTTAGGAACTATACAGATGAACAAATCAAAGAATACTATTACACCAAAACAAAACCAAGAATTAATATCCGAGGAAAATCTATCTACCATTTGCGAAAAATTGGTAAACGGATTAACCCTTACAGAGATAATACAGGAAAAGCAGTATCCATACAGCTTAGCAAAGTTTTACAATTACTTAAAAAAAAATCCAGAGTTAGAAGCTAAGATTACTGAAAGTCGGAAGCTGGGTATCCAAACTTTAATTGATAAACTGTTGCAAGTTTTTAGCTATCAAGAAATTGAATCTCCACAAGAAATTTTATTTATTCGTGAGAAAACAAAATTTATCCAATGGATTGC